GCTTTGGACTTTGGAAGCACTTATATGCTGGGCTCTGCCAAGTTTAGGTTGATTAGTTTTGGCGACAACAGGGACCCTGATGATGACGACGTAAACGCAACATTTAGGTGCGTTGAGTCCGGCATTTGTCCATCCGCTCCTTACAGCAGAGAATCTGCTTTACGACAGGCTAAAGAGCAAAAGAAAAAGCTAGAAAATCATCTGGGCATAATAAATGATATACGAGAAGAATCGGAGGACTCAATCCCTGACAGCAATTTTCAGACCAAGAGAAAACTTGACAACAGGTTTAGCGCTACCTCAGGAGAAGAAGAAGACGAGGATCAATACGTCATAAAACCTTTTAAGAACGATTACACCTTGTCGGGCAGGGGAGTTTCGTATGATTTTGAGACCCCAATAACAGTCACTTGGACAAGCGTACTTGACAAACAAAGAAGCCGAACGATTGAGTCCGTTGGCTCATTGGAATACACAAAATCCCTAGAAGCTACAGTTTTAGGCAAACCTCCTACGGTAAATGCTGCAGCTTACAAAGCAGAAATACGAAGTGATTTAAAAAAAGCTGACCGGCTAATTGCTGAAATTCAAGACGGCAAGTACGACGATGACCAAACCGCTCGAAAGCCTGAAATTGTTTTCGATATTGGGGGCAAAAAGTATAGCAATATTACATTAGCGGATGCTATTGATCTTGATTTTGATTTTGATTCTGAGTCTGGACGACTTTTTGAACTTAACGGCAAGGAAGACAGAATTTTAAATAGAATAGACAGACTTAGGGGAAAAATTGACCCAAACCTTGAGCGATCAAAAAGACTTAAAGACAATGCTTTCGCTAACACAGGTGGGAGTGGCAATAGATTTGCAGCCTTTGGAGATTTAACTGATGACCAATCTATAATTTCCAGAGGTGTAAAATTAGACAGGAATCTTAGGAAAATTCGTGAAAACATTACTAAGAGAAACAGGCGAATTGTTGAACGCAAAAGAGATTTGTTAGTGCAACAATTGCTTGACCATGACGGAGCTTTTGTTGGCATTGATGGCAATCGCTACGGGGATGGCGGGAAAGCACAAATGAAAAGCAGGCTAGATAACTTCCCTTCGGGCAAAAAAGTTCCAGATTCTGCTGGGGTTGAAGCTCTTGAAGAAGCATTTAAATTACTCAAGAAAAAGAAAAGAGGTACTCGCAATGACATTAAAAGTTTTTTAAATGATTGGGAGACTTTGATTGCTAGGGCTGACAACAACTTTTTTGTAAAAGCTTTGGTTAAGGCTGACTCAGTTGCTTATGAAACAGTTAGCGAAGTAGATCAAATTAAGTTCTCAATTAAGTCAAAGTTGTTTAGGCGCGTGTCTGGGCGCCAAAAAGAATATGGCGAGACCAAGGCGTCCAAGCAATACTCTTTAAGTGATAACGGAATCCACGGGCGCCAAGCGTTCTTCAGGTTTTCGTATAAAAAAGCAAAAGAAGTTGACTACGAGGTCCACCAAGTCCTTTTTGTTGTCCGTGGATCGTCAGAGGGAGATGCATATAACGAATTCAACTATCTTGCTCCAAGCCGTGACAAGTATGCTTTCAAGCTTGATCCTGTCTATGACGTTGCATCCGAGATTAGGCTCAACGGCCAAACAAAATTTGTGCTTTTAGATAGTCATGAAAAGACTAGAAAGACAGGTAGCCAGGAGGAAGGAGTTGTTTGGTATAAAGGCAAGGAATACGATGCTTTAAACGAAGACGATTGGCCAAATCTTGAAGAGCGCGGCCCTAAGCTTACAAATGAGTGGGACGTGTTCTCGGTCAACACTGACACGCAAATTCAATTTAGTTTCGAAAACGGACCTGAACTGGCATTGACTGCCGTAAGTGAACAGCAAATACAGGACACAGAGAAGGCGTACAAAAATCTTTCAGTGCTCGCACTGGGCATGTTTGCGGGTAAGAACGTTCAGGATCTAAGAAACGTAACAGCGTTTGTAGAGCAGGGCAAAGAAAGCTACACAGTTGACGATTTTAATACTAAACAGTCAGACAGGAGCACTAGCTATGCCCCCGATATTTTCGTTGACACTGTTCTTGATGAAGAGAATGGAATTGGCAGGTACGCACCACCAGCTGTCCTAGATCAATCCAGTCTTCAGCTTGCCAAAAGGTTTTGCCAGAATAACAACTTGCCTACCGAGCCTGAAGATGGAGTAGCGGTGGGGCCAGTCCAATTGTTTATGGATTGCGTGATTGCTGATAACACATCATGGCGCAATTTTTGGGTAACTAATTCCCCTTTTAGCCTGCTTGAATTTGCAAGAAAGAACGGCAAAGAAACGCTTGTACCTGTTTTTCCTTGCGACGACAGTGGCAAAGCTGCTGAAGATGACGGGAAACCTATCCCGCTAACAATTTCCGCGTTGTTTACGACAGGTAATATCCTTGAAGATTCCTACAAAGAAGAGTTTTTGGATTACGGCGCTAGCACTCAAGACCTTGTTGCAAGCATCGTCTACAGAGAAGAATTTACAAAAGCAATTTTTCAACGCAAAAGAACAGTTGATGTTGAAAGAAAAGGAAATAAGGCTGGGACAGCTATTAGAGAAACGTTTGATGCAAGTGGATTTGTCACAAGCAGGCAGCAAGCAATCTTGTTTGGCAAGATGCTGGTCAATCAGCGCAGGTTTATCAGGCGAGGCATTGAATTTAAAACGTTCCCGTCAACTAATCCCATTGAACCTGGAGCGTTTATCTATGTTGATATTGGCCTGACAAACTGGGAGAGAACGTCTTCTGGCGTTATTGCCGCTGGTGGTGCGTTGAACTCGCCATTACAGGACAGCATTCCAAGCGGGACGTATAACTTTTTGGTTTATGACAGAAGCGAGTCAGAGATTAATCCAGTTAATTCAGTTGTGGTTTCAAATGGCGTTGCCTCAGCGTTATCCGATAAGGTTGGCCAGCTTTATGTGATGGGCATTGCTTCGGGCAAAAAGCGTGTGTTCCGGATTACGGAAGTAGAGCTAGACGAAGAGGGTGAAGTGACGGTAAGAGCTATGGAGTATCCCTGTGATGATGAGGATCGTGCCCATGTCGCGGACCTTAGACCCAGCCTGTTCAAGGTAAGCTAGTATGAAACCAATGTTCTAAGTCCAGCGAAGCGATGGCCTTTTTCACCGGACGCACAGGCTCGCTGGTCTTTGGCGGCAAGCCCGTAGCTAAGATTCGTGACTGGTCTATTGAGACGACGGTAGAGCTTTTAAGTACTAACGATATCTCTAGCAGCGTAAACACCTTCACCCCTGGGGTTAAAGGTGCTACGGGCAGTGCGACCCTGATGTATTACAAGCTTGAATCTGGCGAAAGCGCGACCAAAACTCAATTTACTGAGTTGCTTTCTAAGATTATGAAGACAGGCGCGGTTACGGAAAGTGAGCGCGTAAGTCTTGAATTAAATGTTGGCACTGGTACGTCAGACGACATCAAGTTTAATGCTTACATTACGTCTGCAAGCGTTTCTGTTTCGACTGGAGAATTGTCTGTAGTGCCAGTTAATTTTACGGTTGATGGAGACTTTACTGAAGTCATTGCCTAATGACGTTTTTTCTTGGTAGCCAAGGCAATGTCCGGTTGCGCCGTGGAACGGAAGTAGCCCTCGGCATCTTAACGGAACAAGTTATTAGCGATGACATCAGTACGGCGCTTAACCGCATTGGGACGGCAAACGGGATAGACAACCTTTTTACAGGGGACAAGGTTGATATTGAAACAACTGATGCGCGAAAACTTTTGTTTATCCCAGCGTCCAACTGGTCTTCTGGGACTGTACAAGACACTTACAGCACTTTTGTAAATGTTAACGCTGCAGGTGGATTGCGTCTGTATCCAACATTTGCAGATGCTGTAAACAACAATAGACAGAATGAAATTGCGCTACAAACTTTTACCGGAGATCCTATTGCGGTAACAATTGCTGTTAGAGACATTGGTTCTAATATTCTTGGCGATGTCACCAGCTATGAATTTAACGCTAGCCGTGAGCAGGTTGACACCACATCGCTTTCCGACAAGTTTAAGAATCAATACAATGCTGGTTTGATCAGCGGCAGCGGACGTATTGAGTGCGTTTTTAACAATGCGACTGATGGCGCAAGAGAGACGTCATTGTTGATGCTCCAGTTGATACAAAGGCTTGACTTAGGTTGTGCCTTTGATCTTTTCCTTTATCTAATTGATAAGGATTTAAATCCAGCAGAGCAGAGCGTTTTTTACTCTCTCACTGCTGTTGTAACCAATTCTGGCGTTTCGGTTGACCTAGACGATGCCATTAGATGCACTCTGGATTTTGTGACGACTGGCGAGTTGAAGCTTGTAGTTGGCACGTTGGCTGAATACCTGTTGAAAGAAGATGACGATCGAATCCGCCAAGAGCAGTCGCTCGATTACCTGCTGAAGGAAGTTACGGATTAAACTAAGAGCAAGTACCCCGGCATAAGGAGCTGAGCCTTGGCTGACCAACGAATTACGCAGCTCAACGAGCTGTCCAAGGCTGGGGTTGCAGCAGTAGACGTCCTGCCTATTGCGGACATTAGCGGTTCTGAGACCAAGAAGGTTACCGCAAAAAACCTTGTTGACGCTGGTCTGGACCTGATCGATGTCAGCACCATTGATCTAGACAAGCTTGATCAAAGCAGCACAACAAAGCTAGGTACGGCTTCGATTGCTGACGACGCAATCACCTATGCCAAGGTCCAAAACGTTACAGCAACTGACCGTTTGCTGGGGCGGAGCAGCGCAAACGCTGGAATTATTGAGGAAATTATTTGTACGGCTGCAGGCCGAGCACTACTAGATGATTTAAGTGCGGCAGCACAGCGAACAACGTTAGGTCTTGGCACAATTGCCACGCTGAATGCTGACGGTTCAACCCTTACAAACCTGACCATCACCAGTGGCACGATCACTGGTATTACAGACATCACTGTTGCGGATGGTGGAACGGGAGCAAGTGATGCTGCCAATGCACGGGTAAATCTTGGCGTAGCAATCGGGACGAATGTCCAGGCGTATGACGCTGGCCTGCAATCAATTTCAGGGCTAACGACTGCCGCAAATCAAGGTATTTATGCGACTGCGTCTGACACGTATGCAGTTTTCTCGTTAACTGCAGCAGGCAGGGCGTTACTTGATGATGCTGATGCTG